CTCTTAATACACTATTTAGTTTTGTAATAGCTGTTTGAGCTTGTGTTTTATCTCATAAAGATAAGGTTTTTGTAATATCTCGTATATCGTTTGTTAGTTTTTCATACTTTCAAACCATATCAGCATATTCTGGAACTTGTTTAATTATACTATCTTTTATTTTATTTGCAACTATTGTAGATATTCTGTCTCATTTAGCACTTTCAGCAGTTCATCTATAATAATCTTGTACTCTTTGTTTAAGTACATCTAACCCCTCAGGTGTGTTATCTTTCCATTTATTAAGATCATTAACAATACTTTCAATTTGTGATTGACTAGCTCATCAAGTAATTTTACTTTGTGAAAAATCAAGTCATACAACCTTTCAATCTTTGTTGTATTTCATTCATATTTTATAATCTTTTTGTAATGAATCTAAAACATCAGGAAGTAGTCATTTTTCTCATACTTTTAGCTTTATAGGTGTTTTAATTGCTTGAAGTTTTTTATATTCTTCTCAGTATAATTGTGATCTGTTATCTTTAATAGATTGTAGTCATTCTTTTGTATTAGATAAAATATCTTGTGTTGTTGTATTTCATCTAAGAGCTGACTTAAATTCCTGAGTTCATCATTGTTTAAATGCTGTTCTTATTGTTTCTCAACTTGTCCCAGTGGTTTTACCTAATACTTCACTAGCTACATATCAAGCTCATTTTACAGGTTGTTTAATTACATTTTTAATTATTTTAGAACTTCATTTTGCAACAAGACTAGGTTTAACAATTCAAAGTGTTTCTACTGGATTTTCTCAGATTAATTTGTTAATATCTCCTAAAGTGTCTGCTGTTCATTGTAAGCCTCACTTGCTGTAATTTTCTTGTATTCTATTAACTCAAGATTCAGCAGCTCAATATAATCATTTTGCGACATTTACTGTTGTGTCGATAGGGTTTTGAATTAAATTAGCTCATAAGTTAGCAGTTCAAGCAGCAAGATTATAAACTCATCAAGGTACATTCCCAATTGTTTTTCAAATAGTTTCTAAGAATCAATCATCTTGGTTAATCTCAAATTTACCTGCTCAAGCTTTTGCCATTGGCAAGTATTCTTTAAATCCTGTTTCTTCTGTTGGTACATCTTCTTCTGTTGCAACTCACTCTCTTTGAGCTTTTTTTATATTAACAAGCTCTATAATCTGTTCTTTAGGTATTCATAGGTCTTTTAATTTTTGTGCATTTTGTAAATCAATATCATTATAATTCCCTGCATTTACTTTTGGAACTAATCATTCTTGTTTAACCTCTTTTTTAACTGGTTGCATTCAATTTTCAAATTTACTGGTTTCTAGTTTTGCGAACTCAGGGAGTGCTGGATTTTTTACAATAGCTTTTTCAGGTTGTTTATATGGAGTCTGAACATTCCCTACAACTCATTTAAATGGTCATACAGGCGTGTTTTGTTGTTTTCCGATAGATTGTGTAGGATTTAACTTAGAGAAGTCAAAAAGGTTTAATTTAGGTGTAGTAATAGCAGGTTGTGAAGCCTGCTTATTTACCTTGTTGTTTGGTGCAACTATTGTTCAGTCGCTCATCTTTATTCTTCAATCTAGTAATGTTTGAACTGGGTATATTGCCATATTATTTTAATTGATTAAGTAAATCTTCTTGTGTATATGTTTTTCAAGAAACTGAACTGTAATTTGCATTTGGTTTGGATGTATTTTGTTTTCAGGTTGGTGTCCAGCTTGTTAGATTTTTACCATTAAAATATCTGTAATTTCATTTTCAATCATATTCCTTATATGTTCAGTCATCGTATCTTGTTACTTGCTTAGCATTGTTTAATGGTATTACTAATTGACTTTCTCAATCATAATTTCAAGATACTTTGTTAATTTGTCATACATATTGTTCTCTTAAACTTTTTTCTTCCTCTTGGTAATATTTACCTCTTTCTAGAATAGCTTTGATTACTTTATTTGAAGCATTATTAGATAATACTCAGTTTCAAGCTAAGGCTTGTTTAATTTCTTCTAAAGCTTTTTCTCATAATCATTGAGCATATTTAGCAACAGTTGCATATTCTCATTCCCTTACTACTGAATCAGGATCTAGTGCTTTTGCATAATCACTTATAATACCTTGCTTATCAGTTGCAGTCATTTTAGAAACATCTATTGTTTGATACTTTCTAATAATTGGAGCAAATCTTTTAAGTGATATAACAGTTTGATCTCTCCTATAATCATCAGATAAAGCATCAACTCTTTTTTGTTGTGGCTCTGTTAAAGGATTGTTTTGTCTTTTCCAGTTTAAATATTCTTCTTGGAATTTTTTTCAGTTGTCAGTTGTAATAGATTTAATTCCAGAAGGTAACTTAGCACTATTTAAATATTCTCTATATTCAGAATCTGTATATGTTGTAGATGCTGGGATATCTGTTTGTACTCATCAAGCTAGATTAAATTTATTAGATCAAGGAGTTCATAAGGATATACTACCCGTAAATCATTCGTGTTTAGCCATAGCAGCAGCTAACTCTATTTCTCTACCTTTTAATTGTGTTATAGGTGTATTTGATGTTACTCATAGAGCTTTAGCAACTATATTTGAGTAAGAATTAGGATTATTTCAATCAGAAGCAGGAGCATAAACAGCTATTAAATCTTGTAATGTATTGATTTTGCTAGAATATTTACTTTTTCCATTTACTTTAGCCGAAACATCATTAACCATAGCTTGAAATCATAATTCAGGAGCTGAGAATATTCAAAAACCTCAACTATCCTTTCATAAATCTCATTCTACTCTTAAGTTTCAAGGATTATTGTTTCTATCAGGTCTGTTTTTAGTTGTTCCTGGTGTTATTCATCATAAAGAACTTCATTCGCCTGTACCTGTATCACCAGTATTATCTGTTGGCTCTCAGTTTGAATTTAAATATGTAATATCTGTTGGATCTGATTTATTTACTGCAATATATCAAGTTGTTATTAAATTACCATTTGCATCTGTTGATTGAATTGGTTTATATTCATATTTATCAGCTCATTTACTGCTTGATATATTCTCCATAGCAGTCTTATATGCTTCTCATCCTGTAACTATTGAAGTGAAAGTCTTATCTAGTGCTTCTCATAGTGTTACTCAGTTAGCTTTTGCGTAATCTTGAGCATCTTTTATTATTTGTCATTCTGATCTTCTTATTCAAATTCAATTAGCTTCTGTAAATTTAAGTGTTTCTTTGACTGCGTTTTGTGCTGCAATATTAGCTATTGTTGGATCAGTAGAATTAATGTCAGGATTTGCATAGGATTGTTGCATCTTGAATAAGTCTTGTTGCAGTTTGAATTTCTTGTCATTTTGTGAGTTTGTGAATTCTTGTCCTTGTTGTGTTTTGTATAGGTCTAAGTTGGCTTCAAATATTGCAGCCTGAGTTTTTGTCATATCTGATAGAGTTCAAACCTTTGTATTAAGTGTAGATTCTAAGACTGATAAATCTCTATAAATACTTTTTCTTCTTTCTCAGATTAATGCTGCTTTTGCTGATTTACTTATTGTTCCATATTCTTTTTCCACTTCTATTTCTACATTGTCGTAAGTAGCTTTTAGTTCATCGTATTCCATTTTAGCTTTTTCAACTTCTCATCTTTTAGCTGTTATTTCTGGAGTTTCTAGTGCTTGTTTGTATTCATCATCAGTTATTCATCATTCAAATATACTTTTAGCTGTTTTTGGATTAGATGATAGGATTTCGTTGGTTTGATTTTCTCACACTTTTACTAAATCTGTTCATTTTCAATTTGCAGAATTAAAAACCTTAGCCTGATCTAGCTTAGCTTTGATTGCTGGATCTTGTGATAGATCATCATATAATTTACCTACTATTAATCAATTAGTAAGTGCTGAGGATAGTTGATTAACATTATATCAAGAATATGTTTTAAAATTGTTATACCTTTGTTGTGCTAGGTTAAATTCAGGGTTATTCTTGTTGTTAGGGTTTTGTATGGTTTGTCAGTTTCTTAATATGTTATAAAAAGAATCCTCTGTCTTAGGTTGTCTTGCTTGGAAATAAGCTTCTACTACCTTTGCTTCTTCAGGATCAGACATACTATAAGCACTTTTAAAAGAGTCCCAATCTCAATTCTGTACTGAGCTTTTAATATCTTCATTATTTTTATATCACTCGTTAAGATTTGTAACTATTTCTTGTTTTCTAATATTAGGGTCAATAATTGGAGCTTCTGTTTTAGTAGATTTATTTATTTTAACTGTAACTGGTTTTGGAGCCTCTACTGATTCAGTTTTTGGTGTTTCTTGGAAGCTAGGTCAAAGATTTACTCATATTCAAGTTCAATTAGCATTCTGTGTATTAACTGGACTACCATTATCAGGTCAAGGCATCTTTTCTATGTAATTCTGAATCGGTGCAGGATTATTTGGTATGGGCTGATTAATTGTTGGCGTAACAGGAGTATTAACAATTGGTGCAACTGGTGTTGGTGGTAAAAAAGACTGATATAGTCTTTCTGCTTCTGCTTTGTTTCAAGCGTTGTTTGCTGATATTATTTGGTTTCTAGCTCAGGCTTCTAGTGTGTCAAAAGTCTTTTTATCTATTGCCATACTTATTAGATTAATATATTAATATTATTATACATTTTTATTGATTAAATCAAGCTAATTTATCTATTACAAGTTATTTCCATAACTATATTTTCAGCTGAAAAATTAAAGTTTAATGTTAATCAGTCATTGTCAAAACTAATATGTGTTGCACTTGTTCTATCTCATCATTGATTAGCGTAAAACACCCTTAACACATAATTAGTTGCTGATACATCATTACTTCATCAATCAGCTAATTGTAAACAATAATTAGATGTTGTATATCCTCAAATACTCCAAGTCGCAACGGCTGCACTTCAGCTTCTCCAAGCTTTTATCGTATAAGAGGTGGGTTTAAATCAAAATCAAGTAAAAGACTGATTTCCAGTTCAAACTGTGGATAATCGAGTGAATATAATAGTTTTACTTCATCATCAAGCACTTCATTCAACCTCTCTACCAATCTTTAATCTCTCTTTAGTCTGTCAAGGAGAATAAATGTCTGTGTAATAATCAAGAGGTTTTGACTTTAATTGTTCAAAACCCTTGTTTTTGTCTTCAAATGTGTTAAATCATTGTTCTATTTTACTCATACATCTTCTTTTCAGTTAACATCTAATCAATAAAATCTACAAGTTGTACTTATTCAGTTGGTTAGAAAACTAACTCTGAATCTTAGTGTATTAAAATTTCATATAGGATTTAGAAAGTTTTGAGAATATAATACAAATCAATGATTCTCTGCGTTTATGTCTGCATTTATTCATTCCCAAAGGCTTATCCAAGATCAATTCTCTTGTTTCTGTGCTTCTAGCTTAATTTTACAAGTTGCTGTTGCTCCTGAGAATCTAAGTATGGTATTATCTATACTTTTTCTGTTTTCTATGTTGTTTCAAGTAAAAACTAGACTATCAGCATATAAGGTCATATCATATGCAGTAGAAGTAGGAAATATACGATATAGTTTTTTATATGTTGCGTAATAAGTAAAACTTCAACTATCCACGAATGTAGGTTGTTGGATTTCATTTGTTGCATCTTCCTCATCGATTGTGTAATGTGGATTTATTCATTTAGGATATCAAGGCAAGTTTCCATAAGTAGCCAATGAATATTTACCATCAGGATTTCTGTAATTCATATATATAAAATCTCAAACCTTTCATAATAAAGATATTCAAGATTCGTGGTATATTTTTTCATACTGTACTCAAGCAACTTGATACATACTTCAAGAAATATCGTTAAAATAATCGTAAGCTCAGTCATTTATAACATTACCTATCGATATTCCTGTTAAGATAACACTCGTGTCATATTCTGTTGAGGATCAATCCCAAGTATAGATTTTAGAAAGTGTAAATCCTGTGTTAGTGTATATTTTGAATTGTCATTGAAATTCTGTTATTCAAACAACAGTTTCAGCAGGTGGGAAAGTAAGTTTCTTTGTGATAATCTCGCTCGGATCCATTATAAATACATTATTACAATGCGAGAATATTATTCTTTTTCATCAATCATTAAATACTTTTACTTTTGTTGGTACGCTTATATTTAATCAATCATCCGAAGTGTATGTTGGTTTTGTTGTAGGAAAATAGGATTGTTCAAATCAGCTTCAATCAATATTGCTTCTGTGGATATATTTAGGACTTATTGAAGGGATTGTATCATAAAAGTAATATAGTTTAGCTACTGATCAAGTTGGAACTAAATAACCTATATGATATCCTTGTGTTCATTGTGTTAAAGTTGTTCTAAGTGTTGTATCTTCATAAATCTCTCCCTCATTGGTCCAAATTATGTTTCAAGTTCATCAAATAATTTCTTGATTAAATACACAATTTATTCAATTAACATATTCATTTTCAAGCTTATTTACTGATTGTGGGTGCATATAAAATCCTCTTGTATTTACTCAAAAACCTTGATAAAATCTTCAAGGCAGAGCTTGGTATTTGTTATCTGAGATTCATCAGGCAAAGTTATTCCAACTAAACGAAAGGGGTACATTAGCCATTAGGTATATTGATTAAGATTAGGAGCTTTTATTTGTATTACAGATTGGTTTCTATTTTTCATTTGTGCGATCATATCTTTCTTTTCTTTGTCGAATATCTGAGAATAGGTTATAAAACCGTTGTTATCTGATTTATAGGCATAGATAAAAGGTATAATTCAGCTTACTATTGTTCTATGGAATCTTGGTGGTATTAATATATTTGCTTCGGTGCTTGATATTGTTAAGTCTTGTGGTTGGTATATTACGTGGATTTTCAATCACTCAGTTACTATAACATTCGGAGCAGGATATACAAATATAGAATTGTCTTGGATATAGAATATAGGAGCTGTTTTAGGTTGATTAACTTTATACCAATCTGTGTCATTTGTTAAGGTTGTTGGATTTACTCTTGTTGCTTCTGTGTAATAAGTGTCTGAATCTGCATATTTAATGAATACTTTGTTAATCTCATTAATTCTTACATTATCAGGACTTGTTCAAATTTCAGTAATATTATATTCTTCTTGGTTTGCTACTGTGTCACCTTTAGCTATATTAAAGAAATAATCCTCATCTATTCCTGTTATGATGTCGGCAATAATATCTTGATATACAAAGTTAAAATCAATAATACCCTGAGTATCAGGATAGTTTATTGTATCCATTCAGGTTGCATTTCTTGCTTGTGTTATTAATTGATCTGGTGTCATATTTTATTGTTAATAAACAAACTTTAACCCCTTATTTCTAAGGAGTTAAGAGTTTATCGATTAAGAGTAAACTTGTGTAGCGATTCATTTACCAGATTCTCCGAATATTTTAGATCCGTATATAATCTCAGCAAGTAAGTTTTCGTAGAAACCATCAGTTCCTTGTCTAACATCGTATTTATTTAATTGAACAACACAGTTAATTGACCCCTCTTGCATAGCTATCATTTTCTTTGGAGTAGTTAGTGCGTTTGTTTCAATTACCTTAAATCCTGAAATTAAACCAAGATAACCTTTTTGTCTAGTCATAAACCCTTGATCTGTGTTATCTAAAACATCAGCTTGTCTTAGGTAAGATCAGATTATTGGAGCAACAAATAAAACTAAGTTATCAGTTACATTGTTTTCAGCTAATTTTACTTTCAATGCTTCAATAGCAGGAAATACAGTAGTTTTTGAAGCTGTGATTGTAGATAGTTTGTTTCCAGATGGTATTTTAGAATCAACATCGTTTAAGATGAAATCTCTAATAACAACATCAAGAAGTCTTGCTTCTGCTTCTGCAAATCTTTCTCAAACTTTAGCTTCTAAAGATAGATTAGATTGTGTTACTTCTATATCTTTAAGAGTAACCATTAATTGTGCAACCTGGTCAATAACTAGGTTTTCAGAAGTGATTGTAAAGTCAGTAGCAGTAATAGCATTTCAAGCAGTTCCTCAAGTAGTGAAAGAAAGAGTAGGTAGAGTTTGAACTGTTACAGTATCTCAAGCTTTTTTTAATTCTCAAGTATAGTCAGAGTTTGCAAATTTGTAGAATACATTTTTGATATCTCTGTTTCTAATAACTTCTTTTGCGAAGATAGTAGGATTGATTATAGTGTTTGCCATTTTTCTTAGTTAAATTATATTATCTTTTAAATTTTGCTTCTCATTTCTCGATTCTTCCCATTGCTTTTTCATAGTCAGACTGACTCATTTTTTCAAGTTCAGATTCTGTATAAGAAGTCTTTGTGCTTCAGCTTTCTCAATTAGATATATTTAATTGGTTTGCCTTTTCCTTGTTTGCGATTGCCTTATCATCATTTTCTACTAGTGCTTTTGCCTGTCTTAATGTGAATCAATCTTTTACATATTTAAGCAAGTCTGCTTTATATTCTTTTAAGTCAGGATTTCCAAGTATAAAATCAGATACTTCCTCCCTTAAGTCTAATTCCTTTTGAGTTATTCACTCAGTAGCTTCTGGCTTATCCTTACTAGCTTTTTTTAATTCTACTAGTTTCCTTTCTGCCTTTTCAAGCCTTTCAGCTTTTTTCTTCCATTCCATAGCTTGTTCGTATGTAATTTCAGAGTTTGTGTCTAAGTCCTCAGATTCTGTATAAGATACATCATCTTCAAAGTCTTGGTCTAGGTCTGCCATTCTAGTTATGTTAAGCAGTAAAATAAAGGTTTTTGTAAAAGTTTCCTCAAACTTCATTCTGCCTATTAAAGTAATAAGCAGTAGAAATATGTTAAACTTCAGGTATGTAAACTTCTGTTGTGTTTTTCATTATATTTTGCATAAAGTCTTTTCTTGCTTTAGCATAGATTTGGTTTTCTCTAAGAACTTTTAATTGTGCTGTATCTTCAAGGTCAGCTATCATTAATTTATTACCTAGCTCTATTCTTGCTTCTTCTTCTATCATCTCAACCACTTTCCAACCCGGATGATTAGTAAGTGATTTTAAGGATTCTTTTTGGTCTTTTGTTAACATTGGTTTTTAGGTTACATTGCTACATTTTGTACACTTGGCACTTTATTTCATTGACTTAACTGACTTGCAACTATGTTTGAATTCATTGCTCCAGCAGATCAATCTGTCTGTCAAGCTTGCATTTCTTGCATTATTGGATCTGGTCTAAAATCAATATAGGCTTTTGTATACATTTCCAATGCTTTTTCTTTCGCAGAAGTATCCATTGCTTGGCTGTATATGTCTATGTATGTTTTTAAATCCTCTCAAGCTTCAGGTCAACTTATTTCAATGTTATTATTAAGAAGTTCTAAGTTTTTTGTTGCTCTTTCTTCATCTACTGAAGGAGTTATATATAGTGATGAATCAAATCAGTCAACTCAAAGTGTATCTCAAAGTTTTCTTAAAAATGTATTCATTGCATATCAAGGCTTCATATTACCTAAGTACAGGTTTGCAATAGTATTCAGTTTAGCAAAGGACTTATCATTCTCTACTTGTTTTTGTTGTTTGCTCTCTATATAAACTTGTACCTTTCAATCTGATATAAAGTCTTTCTTCTTAAGTGTTAGGCTAATAGCTTTTCAATGTTGGTAGAAACTTACATTCTTTTTAGCTTTATCAGTCATAAATAAAGCATAAGCCTTGTAATGTGCTTTCCAATATTCCTTTTGTCATCTCATATAGTTCGAAGCAACCCAACTTAATAATTGGTTTGCATTTTGCATAAGTGTTTGAACTTCTGCTTTTGTTTGTGATCAAGGTGCTGATTGTCAGAAAGCTAGAGCATTAACTCAAGTTGTATCCTCTGACATCTTGTATAGCTCTGTTTTGAATTGTGTAGGGAATTGACTTGGATTAATCTGTTGGTCATTGAATATAGAATTTCAAATAACTCATCCGCTTCTTACTGGTATAACTCTACCTCAAGGCAGTTTCTCTCCTAGTAATGATGCATCTATTCAAAGGTTTTCATCAACGAACTTATCAGGTCATAAAGCAGCAAGTCTTGCTTGTATATTTTGTAGATTTACAAGCATTGAAATACTATCTTGGTATTGAAGTACCTCATCAGCTATTGAAACACCAAAGAAGCTATTTAAAACAGGTTTTCTTCTATGTATCTGAACTGGGAATTTAACTTTATGTGGTTTTTTTATTTCTGCTTCTGTTAATCATTCAATCTCAACCATTCTAATATTTAGAGTTCTGTTGTTAGCCCAAGTTGTTAGATATTTTCTTCATTCAAATACTGTGAAATGGTCGTAGATATCACAAAGTCAGTTTGTTTCTACTGTGTAATTAGTGTTGTTTGCTGTGTTTACTTTTCTGTCATACTTTTGCATCTCAAAACTAGTTCATTCTTGAATTTCAGATATATTTTTGAATCAGTTTGATTTTAGATATTCTTTGCTTAGTTTTCTTTCAAATCAGATAAAACGCATCTTAGATCATCTCCAATTCTTAGGATCTGGAATTACACACATTGGATCAATAGTATCTGATAAAGGCTGGCTCTCATCAAAATCAAATCAATCAACAACAGTAACAGCAACTCAATATAATCAGTTGTAGTTTACTATATCTTCTCTCATTTCAATAAGTTCCATATCTTCATCATCAAACTTCATTGCTTTTTCTCCATTCTTCATAATCTCCCCTGATAAAACTCAATCATCAGAGTTAAGTACAACATTAAATTCATCAGTCAAAAATAAGGAGTTCTCTAATTGTAGATTCCTCCATAATAAATGGACTTTAACTTCTCATTCTTTTACATTTTTTGGTATTATCTTTGACAATACTTCTTGTTTTCTATCTCTTTCTTGTCTTATATGTTGATATCATTGGTTGTATTCATCTTGAACTTGTGCTGTAAGTTTAGCTATATCCATTTTCTGATATGGTTTAACATTAAAAAAACCCTCTAGGTAAAGAGGGAAAACTTAAGATTTGTTGCGAGCGGATTGCATTAAATACATAAGTTTTCCGCTCTTACTTAATTTAAGTATACTTTTTTTTTGATAAAGTCAAACCAAATTTTAGGTTGTTTTAACATTTTATTCAGTAAAATCTTATATCAGTTCATTGAATTGATATCTCATATTCAGAGAAGTATATACTAGGCTGAAGTGCTTGTAATAAATCTAATTCCGTTATATTCTTATACCAGTCATTAGTAAATGGTGCATCTTTTGGACTTGTTCTTGTTGTTCAATGTTCAGGTCTTCATTCTCAGGCTGCAGTTATTAATAGAAGTCATCAGGATTTAAGACACTTAATCATATTAATAAGTGCTTGATTATATAGTTTGCAGTGTTCTAACATTTCAGTTGAAATTATAGTGTCAAAATTCCATAAATCATCTGGTTGATATTTCACTGTAAAATCATATACTCTGTCTACTCAAGGTCATTCTCATAAATCTATTCAAGTATAATCACAATCAGTAAAATATTGTCTCACAGATCAGTTAATATCAAGTGAGCCTACTTCTAATACCTTTTTACTTTTAAAGCTCTCAGGGAACTTATTTTTAATTGTTTCGCAATAGTCTAGTATATTCTTGTGCATATTTTTATAAGTTACTTATAATTTTATCCCATTCTATATAATCTTGTTTAATTAAACTTTCTATTTGTTCTTTTCTCTCAGGTGCAAAAATAGATTTAGATTCCCAATGATGAATATATCAGCCCCATAAAATATTCTTGTTCATATACTCATAAATATAATTATCTCAGAAATATATTTTAAGTTCACTTGGAATATCTTTCCAATCACTCTTATACATTCCGAAGCAGAATCAAACTATATTGTTTCAGTTGTTAGAGTAAATCTTATTGAAGTTATCTCATCTGCTGAAATAAGGACAATAAACCTGTCATTTCTCTAGCTTTGCAAGTGTTTCAAATACTTCTTCTTGTAGTTCTATATCATCGTTTAAGATAAGCATAATCTCTCATTCACATTCTTTTACTAGTGTATTCCAAGCGGTGTTCACAAGCATATTATCCACACTCTTAACTTCAATTCAATTTCAGAACATAGGTTTACAATAAAAGTGTTGTCTTATCTGATTTTCTAATAGCTTAATATATTCAATTCACTTCTCATTCTTCTGGTGTAGTGTTGGAATCAGAATACTCAAGGTTGGTTTTATATTCTTCATATTTTACTTTTAGCTTAGTAATATCTTTAAAGTGTGTGCAATGGCTTCTTAAATCTGCATAGAATTTAAATCAAAGTTTCTTTGCTTCTCTACCAAAGAATAAATCCTCTGATATACTTTCTTCTCTTTTTAGTATGTTTCAGAACTCATCTTGCTTATATCTAATAAACCAATCTTGTATATATCTATCCTGAAACTCGTATCTCTCTACTTCATCATTCATTTCATTTAATACAAATTCTTCTATTCTGAATTGATAAGGATTTCAATTAAATTTCTTATACATTGCTTCGACTATATCTTTACTCATCAGAACACATCAAGTTCAGAAGTTATCTATTTCGATAAGTGGTCATTCCATTCATTCGTAACTTGTGATGTGTTTTCAGTCTTTGAATATGTTTAGTAAGTAGTTATCTCAATGTCTTAGAGGAACTAAAGCAGAAACGCAGTCTTTTTGGTGTTCAAGTAGGTTTTCAAGTACATCTAAAGCTGGTGGGTTATCATCATCAACAAACCAAAGATAGTGACAACCTGATTTTAGGAAGTTGTGGACTATTTCATTCCTTGCGTGTTGAACTGGTTTTCTTTTAATAATGTTTTCAGAATAAAACACTAATTCAACCTCTCTGTTTTTTACACAAGTTTGATTGAATATGTTTAGTATTGTTTCAGGATGTGGAAAGCCTGTTCAGCTTGGCATTCAAACATATATTTCAGGATAATATCAAAGATTCATTTAGATGTAGTTAGGTGTATAAACTTTCATTTTCTGATTTACATTTGTTACTTGTGCTATTGTAAAACATCAAGCTAAAGCATCTATTAAGTCATCGTGTTTACCATTTGGAAACTTTAATAACTCTATTTCTAAGTCTCATAATCAATTTAAATCTTTTGCGTGAATTATTGAACGGCTTGAATATCTAGGTTGTAGTAATGATCTTATTCTTGCTGCCTTTTCTCAGGTTGGCTTTATTCATTCTAAGTTAAAGAATTTATCTCTTATCCTCATTTGATTTCTTATCTCTAATTCTAACATTTTCTGATATTGTACCGTTTCAATTCAGCATTTATAACTTTTTCCCTCATCTTTAAACTTATCAACTGTTCTAAAAGTTTCGTTTATAATCTCATCAGGTGTTTCTTTTAACTTCTTTACCTCTAATAAGTAAGCCATATTATTAGTTGAGTCCATTCATATGGTAACTATCGCTGTAGAATCTGCTTCTTGTTTCTGACTTATCGCAGGATCAATAAAGGTTATTATATCCATTCTTGGCTGTCTTTGCTGTACTTCTATTCAATCACAATAAGTAAAGTATTCTTTTATAAAATCTCAGCTTCATTCATTTACTGGGTCTTGCTGATATTGCGAAGCAAAGAATAGTGGGTTTTGTTTTTTTATATCTTTGAAGTATTCAGCACTAAATCTATCAGCCCAAAAACTTTCTTCATTTTCATTTAAAGCAGGTATTTTTAGCTCAGTCCATTTTTCTCATTCTCTTTCAAGGATTTCTCAAACTAAATCATCTTCTCTCCACCTTTGCATTATTATAATTTGTTGTGCTTTGTCGTTTTGTTTACGAGATAAGAATGTAGACCAATACCAATTACTAACTGTTCTTCTTACTGTGTCTGATTCAGCATCTTGTCTTGTTGCATAAGGATCATCTATAATAAGTATATTTCAACCTTTACCAGTTATTCATCCTCATACTCAATAAACAGCAAATTCTCAGCCTTTCTCTATATTCCAGTTTTTAACTGATTCACTTCATTGTACAAATTTAGTATTATATAATGATTGATATTCATTACCTTTTATTCTATTTATAATATTTCTACTGAATCATTCTAGTAATGATAATGAGTGTCAAGTATATAGAATATCTGTCTTAGGTTTATCTCCATACAGTTTAGCTATAAACTCTTGCATTATCCTACTCTTTCAACTTCTTGGTGGCATTTCTATAATAAGGTTTTGTATCTCTCAATTAACTAATTTAACTAAAGCATCATTTATTAGTTCGTGATGTGGTGCTATTTCATAAAATTGATCTGTAAATACACAAAAAGACAGTAAATCCTGTCTAGATGCTTGTTTAAAAAATTGTGATGTTTCTTTATCCATTATTAATTCTTTTAGCTATTGCTTTTTGTTGTTCTATCGTAAGATGTTCTGTTATATCATTATTATGGTTTGTATTATCTGTTTCTATTTTATCTTTCCAGTCGTGATTATTCTTTAAATCAAATACTATTCACGGTGTAAAAGTGGTTCTATCATTGAGTCTTTCAACCTTATCTGCTAATATCAATTTTCTTATCTTTTTTATAGTACCGAAATACGCATCTTTCTTTTCATAGTTTCTTATAGTATCTGTTTCACAATCCAAGAATACTGATAATCTTTCTAATGTCATTGGTTTGGCTTTAGTATCACAATAATCAATGAATTCTCTTATCTTAGTATCTAATTCTTCTACTGTTTTAAACAATAATGGTTTTCATCATAAATTCTTTTCTTCCATACTTATATGTTATAATCTAATATTAAACTTATTACTTCGTGTTTGTTATTCTTAAGTAAAGATAGTTTCTTTATGTTAACACTTACTGAATATCATTCTCATTTATTTCATCCTTTCATATTACCCGAGAATATGTTGTGCCATCAATAGCTTATATATCCAAATGGTATTTTATAATATTTAATTCACATAGTTTTTTAATTAAAGGCAAAATGATAGTGTTTTGTTATATTTCTTATTAGAGTAATAGAGCGAATCATATCCTTTCTAACAGTTATATTGTTTGTCACTACCTATAACGAAGTTTTTTGCCTAATTTGCTCCGTCCTGTAATTTAATATATAGTAAATTCTTTATTTATATCTGCGTAAAACTTTTTTTTATGCTTCTTTATTTGTCATCTTGTTTTTATACCTAATAGAAATTGTTTACAAAACTCTTTATCTGTTAAGTGTTTCATATGTTATTTTTTTAATTCTAAGTATTGTTTTGCTATTTGTTCTTTGATTTCTTTTATATAACCATTGTGTTGTTTCTTTGTAGTTGCATTATAGTCTTTTAGTAGGAATCTTCAAGTATCTTTTTTGATCTTATAATATATCTCTAATACTATTGTTTTGTTTCATTTTGTATCTTCACATTCTTTTATCTCTTGTGATAGTATTTTAATCATATAGGTTTACAGTGTTATAAGTAAGGTTATGGTTTACTTTTTGTATATTAGTCTTTAGTCTACCTTTTATTAAGTGTTTTACAAGTATAAGTATTAGTGTTGATGTTTTCATTTAGTTATTAAGGTTATATTTACTTTTGAGTTTAGTTACATTATAGTTTAATATTTAATGGTCTAGGAGGTAGGATTTGCACCTACAATCTATTTTGTCTGTTGGTAATAGAAACCCAAAGGTTATGACCCTTACCCTGCGTATCCTCACTTCGCCACTCCTAGTTTAATAACTTAAGTATTAGCTGTTTTCATTTAGCTGTAATAGTTAGCGACTTCAAATCCTTTTGTTTTATAGTATGGTTTATCTTCTTTATTCTTATCTTTTTTTAACATTCCTTGTATTCAATACTTCTTAATTACTTTGCTTTCTCATTGGAAATATGTTGTCATATATTCCTTTGGTGCGTTTCATCAGAATTTAGTCTTTCTTCCTACTCTTGCTCAGGACTTACCAAAGTTATATTGATAAGCTGTATAAGAGTGTCAGTATTTAGCCTTGGTGTCTCTTAGTCATTTGGAGTAGTAGAATTGTCTTATTTCTTCGTACTTAGCTTGGTTTGTTTCTTTTAGGGTTTTAAGTGATTCCATATTTGTTTTATTACTTTATTTATTATATAATTTTGTTGATATTTTGCAAGTCTTTTTAATAGCTTCATTCTGCTTTTTTCATTTTTATTCCTGCATATTTAAAAGGTTTGCAAAGTGATGTTCTATGTAGTCAACATTGCTCAGCTATTTGTTCCATTGTTGTTATTCAGTTTGTGAATCTATTGTTGTAGAGATCAAATGCTTTGTCTAATTTAGATTGTAGTTGCTCTTGTCTTATTCACATATATAAGTTTATTTAATAAGTAAAGGGGAATTTTTTATTTCTTGGAGTTTATATTTCCAAGTATAACCATACGCAGTTTTTCATTGTCCTCTACAGACTTTAGTTATTGATGAAGTTAAGAATCATAATTCTCTTTTAATATCAGCTGCACATTCCCATATTTTCAATATATTTCATTTTAAATCATATTGAATAACTGGTTTACTAAAAATACATAGTTTTCAGGATTTTCATAACATACTTCATTTATATCAAAGTACATCAAATGTATGTTTATTATTTTCTGAATGTGTCACTAATTCTAAATTTTGTAATGTATTGTCAGTTTTTATTCAATTTTTATGATTAACTTCTAGTTTTTTATTAGATGTATCCATAAAAGTTAAATACATTAGTTTATGGATTTTATAGGTTTTAGATTTTCAATTTTTAAACAAAGCAACTGCTGGATATCAATGTCAATCTTTTGCTGATTTTAAAATTCTTTCATTTGTTCAATTCATCTTTTTTATACTTTTAACCTTACCTAAATTAGATACTTTATACCACCCATTATATCAAGGAATATCTTTAAAAATCTCTTCTGTCATAGTTCTATTAGTTAATAAGTAAATTATTTTCTAGTTAAAAATTTATCAATATATCAAAATGCAAACTTAGTAAGTGTTGGATGCTTTTCAAATGTCTTTTGCATTTCATCTTTTTCTCAACTCTCATTAAATTCTTTTATTCTTTTTTCTACTAATTCCTTTAAATTCATTGATATTATTTAATTAGGGAATATAAATTATCTATTTTCTTTATTTGTTCATTTGCATAATTATTATAAATTCCCCATTCCATTTTTCATATTTGTTTCCATATTAATTTATTAAAACTTAATACTGCCTTAATTTTTTCTTCTTTTGTTTCCATAAGTTAAAGGGGGTTATTTGTTAATTAATTTTTTTTGTGCTATAATCAACTGTTATGTCCATTTGGCATAAAAATTCTTCTGAACATTGTCAACAAGTAAGTTT